TTGGTCAGACGCTCCTAAACTAGCGGAAGCTCAGGCGGTGAACTTGTGGAACTGGTATCAGCACCGGGGCGGGTTTGAGGCCGTGGCGGCGTACCTCCACACCCGCGATGTATCGGCCTGGAATCCGAACGCCGCGCCCCCAATGACTGAGGCAAAGGCCATCATGGTCGAGCATGGCATGAGCGGCGCGGAATCCTGGTTGCTCGACCAGATGCGCCGCCGCGTGGGCGAGTTTGCGCGGGGTGTGGTGGGCTCGCCCTTCCATGGCCTTTGCGACCGCTTGCAAGGCCAAGCACAGCCCGTGGGCACCAAGATCGTCCCCGCCGCCCTCATGCACGCGCTCAAGGAGGCGGGTTGGGTTGATTGTGGGCGGTTGGCCTCCCGCGCCCATTCCACCCGCAAGCACATATTCTGCGCCCCTGATATGCTCGCCACCTCAAAATCAGACCTTCGGGCTTTGGTCGAAGCATAAAAAAAAGCCCCCTTGCGGGGGCTTGTGAAGGTTGGCAACTGCTCAAAGGTCGAGCAGAAGTGCAAGTATAGCGGCGAGAATCACCGCGCAGATCAGCGCCATGCTTCCCCCTTGGGTGGTGGTGGCGGCGCATACCGCCTCAGAATCTCATCAAAGATCGGATGCAACATCTTCCACCTCCCACGCCGCATCTTCGCCGCTTGCCAACGTGGGCGCGGTGCTCAGGGGTTGCCAGTTCCACTTAGTCAAATTCTTTTTAGCGTTGAGCGTTTCATAGGCTTGCACATAATCGGCGGTGCTCATGGTTGCATCAAAAACCGGGTAAAAGCGTTTCTCCGCGCCTTTGCTCTTTAGTTTGCGATGTTTGCCCGTGGCCTTGGCGTGCAACCCAAAAATGTCGGTGCGGTTGGTTTTGTATGTGGTTTTGCCAATTGTTATCATTTTGCAGTCTCCAAAATTTCGGTTGCAATCTCTTGTGCCCAGTCGATTAAATGGGTGCTTTCTTCACAATTTTTGCGGTATACATACTCGCAGGCGCGGTGTAGCACCCAGTCGGGCGGCACATCTTCGCCTTGGTCTGAAAAACGCTCGCGCAGGTCTTCAACGTCAAGGGTGACGACGGGGAACCAACCCAATGATTTCTCAAGTTGAATCACTAAGCTGACTTTTTCTTCGCGGGTAAGGTTTTCAATGTTCATGCTGCCACCTCTTCGGTGCGGCACATGGTGCAATCGTCTTGATTCGCTTCGGCGAATGATTCCAACTCAGCGTATGAGTCAAAGTCGAATTCTTCACCACATTCGCGGCATGTGTAAGACCAAGACACGTCGAAGCCGATCGAGCAATAAACACACCCCGCCCAATCTTCAGACCACACCCAGACGTTGCCGGATGACTGGTTAACGCCCGCTTGTGTGTACTTGTCAGTCCGCAAACCCGCAAGCCGGATGGCTTTAAGGCACTCAGACAAGCGGTCAAGGTCTGCGCCTTCAAATTGCTCAAAAAAGTTATATTCCATGGTTTACTCCAATGAAGTTGATTGAATGGTGACAAGTCACCCGAAAGCCCTCAGCCAAGAGGGCTTGCGGTTACTTTGTCAAAACATCAAAATACGCCAACGCGCCGATAGTCAGCGCGGCGGCGATGGTGAGGGCGGCGAGAATGTCCAAAAGCGTGGTTTTCATGGTGTTTTCCTTTACTTTACTGTAGCCGCGCAAAATTGCGCGGTAGAGATAATGTAAGGTATTGCCTTGCACTTGTCAACAACTATTTTATAGGGACAAACCCTAAGTGTAGGTAAGTGTAGGTAAAGCGTAAGCAATGAAAATATGCCCTGATTGCTTACATATCCTGAGAGTGAAAACTTGGGTTTGTAGGTAATGTAAGCAATGGTTTTCTAACATTCAAAAAAATTCTTTAGAGGTGTAAGGTAGCTGTAAGGTTGGATGATATGGGACGCTTTCGCTGCACGCCCCACCGTTTGGCGAGCGACTCAACTTCCCCAAAAACATTGCTTACATTGCCTACATTGCCTACATCTGGGCGCCCAGGTGCATGGCCAAAGCCCCAAGCCCGCACCATGTAGGCAATGTAAGCATGACTTACATTGCCCCCACTAAAGTACTACATTGTAAGGTTCTGTAAGGTTGTCGGCTGCATGGCCGGTGGCCGATTGCTGTTTGCTTGAAAGCCCCCGGGTAGGGCCGAGCGCCAAAGGTCACGGAAGCGGAGGGGCCACGAACAAAATTTTTTATAGTCCACATTGCCCACACGACCCACAGATTTTTTTAAAAATTTTTGTTATATTCAGGCCATGTTTGAAAGCCTACCTTTTGCACCGCGCAAGGTCGAAGCGACTGAGGCGCGTTTGCACCGCATCTACGAAGCCGCCAAGCTGGGGCTGAAAGGCGACTCGTTGGCGTTGGCTTCTGGCATGCTGCCCGCCGAGTACCGGCAACTGGTGCAGCTTGACCCCATCGCGGAGATGGCAGCGCAAAAGGGCAAGGCAGACGCCGAGATGGAAATGTCCCAGTGCTTGCACAAGGCGGCGCGAGAGGGCGACTCCAAGGCGGCGCTTGCAATCCTGCAAAACGTCCACGGTTGGGTGGCCAAGCAATCTATTACTATTGATGTTGACCAGCGCATCTCAGTCACCCAGGCGCTGCGCGACGCTGAGTCCAGGGTCATTGACGTCATCGCCCATGAGCCCTCACTAAATAAGCTAACACATGCAGAGCACCAAGTACAGCGCTGAAGACGAACAAGAATTGATGGCCCGGCTGTGGAGCCCGGCGATCAAGGACAACCCGCTGGCGTTTGTGATGTTTGCTTTTCCTTGGGGCGTCAAGGGTACACCGCTGGAACACTTTACTGGCCCGCGCAAATGGCAGCGCGAGGTGCTGCTGGACATCGCCGAACACATCAAACTGAACCAGGGCAAGGCAGACTTCGATGTGTTGCAAGAGGCCATCTCATCTGGCCGGGGTATTGGCAAGTCGGCGCTGGTCTCATGGATCACGATTTGGATGCTGGCCACCAGAATCGGGTCGACGACCATCATATCGGCCAACTCAGAATCGCAGTTACGGTCAATCACCTGGGCCGAGATCACCAAATGGTTGGCCATGGCCATCAACTCACACTGGTTTGAGGTGTCGGCAACCCGCGTCATGCCGGCCAAGTGGCTGACTGAACTGGTCGAGCGCGATTTGAAGAAAGGCACCCGGTACTGGGGCGTGGAAGGGCGGCTCTGGTCAGCGGAGAACCCTGACGCCTACGCTGGCGTACACAACTTTGACGGTGTGTTGGTGGTTTTTGACGAAGCCAGTGGTATTGACGACTCCATCTGGGCGGTAACCGGCGGTTTCTTTACAGAAAACACGCCAAACCGCTTTTGGTTGGCTTTCAGCAACCCACGGCGCAACACCGGGTACTTTTACGAGGCTTTCAACAGCAAACGGGCGTTTTGGCGCACCCGAATTGTGGATGCCAGGACGGTCGAGGGCACCGACAAGGCGGTTTACAACCGAATTATTGATGAATATGGGCCTGACTCAAGCCAAGCGCACGTCGAGGTCTACGGCATGTTCCCCAGTGCGGGGGATGACCAGTTCATCGGGGCTGATATTGTGGATGACGCCATGGCCCGGCCCAAGTACAAGGACGCCAGCGCCCCAATCGTGATCGGTGTAGACCCGGCGCGGTTCGGAGCGGACGCGACTGTCATCGCGGTCAGGCAAGGGCGGGATATTGTCAAGATCATGCGCCACAGGGGCGACGACACCATGACGGTGGTAGGGTATGTGATCGAAGCGATTGAAGAATTTAAGCCCGCGCTGGTTGTGATCGACGAAGGCGGGCTGGGCGCGGGTATTGTGGACAGGCTAAAAGAGCAGCGGTACAAGGTCAAGGGCATAAACTTTGGAAATAAAGCTAAAAACCCGATCATGTATGGCAATATGCGCGCGCAGATGTGGGGAGATATGCGAGAATGGCTGAAATCTGCTAGTATCCCTAGCGACAGGTTCTTGAAGACGGACTTAATTTCGCCTATGATGAAGCCTGATTCACGGGGAACAATCTTCTTGGAAAGCAAAAAGGAAATGAAAGCTCGCGGTCTTGCCTCACCCGACGCTGCTGACGCTAT